GCCATCCGGGGCTTTTTGCAGTTTAATCCGTTGCTGTTGCGATTTTCGCAGCTCTTTCGCAATCGCAGCAGCAAGCTTTCGCCGCCCCGCCGGTGACAGCGCCCCAATCAGCCCGGCGAGCTTATTGTCAAAAGGCTTAAACTCATTCATCCCATTTGCTCACCAGTTCGCCATTGATATAGAGCTCGGTCGGGCGCGTGACCGGCTCGGGTAATGGCGGCTCAGGTGCATAGCTGACGTGCAGCGCGCCGTTCTCCTCCCTGACCAGCGTGCGCTCGGTAAGCTGCAGACTGATACTGAGATCAACGTTGTCACCGTCGTTTAAATCCATCTGGAAGCGGTAGCCCTTTTTGCGCCCCTCATCCGAGGTGCAAATATCCGGCTGATTCTCACGCAGCCACGCCGTCACCGGTACAAAAATCAAATCGGGGTCGCCGACAAAGTCACACACGATCACATTCAGGGTGTAAATCTTTTCGTGCGACAGCGAGGCCGCGAGGCGTGCATCGATATTCCCCTCGTCGGCAAAGATGCGCATCATTTCGGGATTTGTTTCTAACTGCGGCACGGCATCAGTGAGTGCCTTGCGCAGACTTTTCATTTTCTGCATCGATTTTGTCCTGACAGTCTTTAGTGGTCTCGACCTTGAGCGCGCAGGCGGCGAGCGCATTCTCAAGCCTGCGGATATCGGCACTCAAATCGCCGTTAATCGTGGGCTCGCTTCCCGGCATCGGGCAAAGGCTCACTTTCGGGCAGTTGTTGTAAACAATGACCGGCGGAGGCGCAGGCCTTTCGGGTGTGCAACCGGCGCACAGCATCAGGCAAATCAGCGCGATACCAGCGGCGTAAATCTTCGTTTTCATTGAGTAACCTCGTGATAGTTTGTTCGCGCCTTACCGCCTGCTCACCGGCGGCAGTCAGTTCATCAGCGAGCCTGACCTGACCGGCCTCATTCGCCCTGGCGATACGTTGCGACACGGCAAGCTGATTTTTCAGCATCCCGATAGTCGTCTTTTGTTCGGTGGCGACTTTATTCGCCCTGTCGAATGAGCGCCGTAAATTGCCGTTCTCATGACGCAGCCAGAGCACCGACGCCAGCACCAGACCGGCGGCAAGCAATATCACAATGATTCTGGACACAGGCCAGCCTCCTTAATGCGCCGACGGTACGAACAACGAACTATGTTAAACAGGATCAGCCAAAGTAAGTACGTGAATGCGATAAACACCTTGCCCCCGGTAAGCAGGCATAAAACCGTACCAGCAGAAAGAATCAGAGACCAAAATCGACGCCATAGTGGGCGGGGCTTTCCGATAAGAGACCTAAAAATAGCCATGTGTTTTGGCGTTCGGTAAGGGTCAGACTGACTCGCAAACCAGTCCTCATAGCTGACAGCAGCCAGCACACTTCCTCCGATACAAACCAAACAGCCAAATAACGCCCAGACGGCAATAAAATTAACGGCCACACCGTCGGGATTGTTCAAACCCAGCACAAGTAGAACGGCAATCACGACATTAAAAATCAGAGAAGATAACAACGCTTTCATTGAGGTACTCCTTTCATGCAGTAAGCCCATTCCCGCGCACGGCGGTTTTCCAGTCCTTGATTTTTGACGCCATTCACAAACACCCAGCGGGTAAGCTGGTCGCACGCCTGCCACCACTGCTGACGTTTGATAAACGAGACCAGCGTCGAGCGACAGGCCGCGCCGGTTCCAACGTTGAAGGCAAAACTGACCAGCGCGTCATATACGCGCGGCGGCATCTTCACCGGCACGCACACGGCGAGTCGTTGCTCGGTATTGAGCACATCCGCGACGAGGTTCGCCGCCGCCTGTCGTTCGGTGATATTCCCTTTCGGGGTGACACTGGCAGTGTGGCCGATGCCTGACGTCCACACGCCCGCGCTGCACTGGTAAGGCGTCAGGCGACATCCTTCGAGGTCAGCGAGTAACGCCAGCCCCTCTGGCGAGGTGTTCAGCAGACGAAAGTCAGGCATCAGCGCCGCCAGCGCCAGCACGGCGGCCACACTGCATTTTTTAATGATTGAGTTCACGAATAGCCCCCTTATCGAGTCCGAGTGAAATCAGATAGCGATAGGTTTTTCGCTTAAACCAGTAATTCGTCAGCGCGGTAAAAATGGCGCAGCCACCGCCGACATACAGCGCCAGCTTTTCGGGGGACATCGCCCCGAAATACGCCACCCCCACGGCCAGCCAGTAGGCGACAAACGTCGTGATTTTTTCCATGTTCAGTCCCATAGATTCACCGTCTCGGTTTTCGGGGCGCTGTCGGTCTCGGGCAGCTCGATAGCCGTGCCGTGCGGCAGTATGACGCCCAGCTCCGACAGCCCCGGATTCGACTGCAGCACCGTCTCGACCACGCCCCCGGTGCGCCCGTAATAGCGCGCACAAATCACGTCGAGGGTGTCACCCTGCATCGCACAGACCTTCATCAGATTTGCCCCACAATGCAGCGCGCCCTGTCCTGAATGCGCGCCACTGACCAGCGCATATCCCGCCACATTTCATCGATAGTGCTGTCGATACTGTCGGCCTTTTTGTCGCCCTTGCTGGTCGCATCCACGCCGCGATAACGCTCGTAAAGCGTGGCGGTCGTCATCGCGCATACGGCGTTGAAATAGTGGAAACAGCGGACGCTCTCGCCGTCGAGTTCGTCGGTCGGGACATCCGCAAGCGTGGCGTGACCGGCGTCGAGCTGGCGGTCGCGCCAGTCGCGCAGCTCCGCGTTAGTCTCCGCGATGGCGGTCTTAATCGCCCGGCGCAGGCGCACAGGCGAAACGGTCTGCTCAAGGCGCATTTCTTCGCGCACGCGCTTCGGGTCTACATCAGGGAAAAATCCCGTGTTTTTAATCACCGGCTCGCTCACGCCCGGTGGCGGTATCACCACGCCCGGCACGTCCTGCGGCGTTGTTTTGGGCTCAATAATCAGTGTCGTCATGACAACCTCGGAAAATAGGTGGGCGGTGGACGCCGGTCGCAGACAGGGTAATCAATACCCGCATTGACCGGCGTGCCGCCCGGCTCGGGGAGCGTTCGGTTAACCTGCGGCTTTTGCCGCTTTAGGAGGACGTCCGCGCCGTGCCGCCGGTTTAGCGGCAGGTTTGCGCGTGCGTGGTGTAGTCGTTTTGGGCGCGGGCTCTGGCTTCGGTTTAAGCTGGCGCTCAAGCTGTTCGATATCCTTTTTCACGCCGATAGTTCGCTCTAACTGGATCGCACGCTGCAGGTGCACCAGTGCCTCGGGCAGTTTCCCTGTGTCACGCAGCACGTAGCCGGTGATTTTGTGTAGCTTCGCGCGCACGATGTCAGGCATATCTGCACGCTCAGTCAGCGCGAGGGTATCGAGCAGCAGCGCCAGCTCAGGTGACTGTTTTGCGTCACACAGACGCTGTGCGGCAAGCGCCACTTCCTCAGCCAGCAGGCATGGCGTCGGACGGCGACCGACCGGCATCGTCAGGCCATACGTCAGCGCGTAACGGGCAATCTCCAGCGCACCGGCGATATCATCCGCATCGAGACGCCAGAGCATGACGGTCATGACAATGTCATCCTGCGCGCCCTTGCCATTCGCAAGGACACCCGCCACCCACGGCAGATAAAACGGCAGCAGCTCACGCTTTTTGTCAGCCTTGCCCTCATTGGATCGGATTTGTTTTAACGTGCGACAGTCTGCGGCCAGCTTAACGAGCATCTGCTCATAGGCAGTTGCATTGCGCAGCGGAGCAGCGCCCCGCTGTGCAGTTTCAGAGGCCGAGACCCGCATCATATGAAGCGCTGCGGGGCTCGTCATGGCTTACGCTCCGCCGTTCTGGTCAGCAGGTGCAGCGGCGCTTTCTGGTTCAGCAGGCGCGGCAAACTCACCGAGTTTGATGTTTTCAATCAGGCAACCGGCGGCGTAAGCCTCAACCACATAATCGATGTTCATCGACTCGTAGTTTTCGATGCGGTCTTTTTTCGGCTCCTCGATGATGGCGCGGCGGTGCGCGTCGTCCATGAAGTAAATCGACAGGTTATCGAGGCGCGTAATCATCAGCGCATCCGCCGGGAAGTACGGCACACGCACGGCGGGCAGGTTACCGATACGCTTCTGGCTGATAATGATGTCAGCGGCCAGTGATTCGGTGTTTGGCTGCGTCTTGTTGACGATCGGGAAATATTTATCCGCGAGCAGCTTGCGACCGGTGATGACCACGAGCTCCGGGTCGTCCTGATAAATCTCGTCAATCAGGTTGGTGGTGGCGTCCATCACCAGCGCGTCGAGGTTGGCATAATCGCCGTTTTCACCCACGCGGATCACCGCCGAAACCACATCGCCGTTTGCATCGGTGATTTTCGACATCACGCGTGCCGGAGCTTCATTGCGGTACTTCTGCAGCCAGCCCACCGCCACATCCTGCAGCATCGGATGCGTCTTGCGGTTTGAGGTTTCCGCGCGGGTGACGCCGTTGAAACCGGCCATGATGAAATCGAGCGACTGACGCTTGATGATCGCGTCACGGATACGGGTCTGGAAGTCCTGGAATCGAGCCCACAGGTCGAGCTGTTTGTAACGGATATGGAAATCAAAGTTGATTTGCGCACATTCGTATTTGTTGGATTCCAGCGCCGTGAAATCGGCGGTCTTACGCTCATCATCACCGGCGGTGTCGGCGGTGCTCGCAATGGTGCCGTTGACGCCCACCCCGACCTTTTCGCCTTTCAGCTCATCGACCGGCACAATGTTGATTTTGGTCAGAAACGCGGATGACACCTGCAGGGTATTCATCAGGGTCTGGGTCACAGACGGCTCGACGGTGAATTTCTTCGCCACGTCGTCGGTTTCAACGCCGTTCAGCTCCGCCACGCGGGACAGGTAAGCATTAAATTTAAAGCGGGTCTCTTTACGCATGGGTATTCCTGTTTTTTTTAATTTGTCAGATGTCAGGCCGGGCAATACACCCGGCACGTGGATCAGCAGTTGGTCAGCAGCTCGTCGCCCGTCCCGCCTTTTGATTTCTCGCGGCGCGGCTGGCTCAGACTTTCGGTGTTATCGAGGGTGCTTTTCAGGGAGGAAAATGCCTGCGCGCTTTCCTCGGCTTTTTGGGTCACGTCCTGCTTAAACTGCGCAAAGGTGGTCTCAAGCTCCGCGATGCGCTGGTCAGTCGCGCTGAGACTGGTCTGTACCAGTTCAGAGACTTCCGTCACCGCCTCATGCACGTCAGCAAAACGCGCGTCGTCGCTGACCTGCTTGCGGCTGAAAATGGCTTTGACCTTGTCGGTCAGGCTGTTGAGCACGGTGTCGGGGACGTCCTCAAATTCCAGCTCCGCCAGCGTGGCAACGGAAAACAGGTCGTCAGGCTGGTCTTTTTTACCGGCGAGCGGGTTCTGCGTGGCCCGGCTGCAGAATTCGAGGTATTCGGTGCCGAGGCTTGCCGGATCATCGGTAACGGCGAGGCCAATCAGGTAACACTTGCCGCTATTTGAGAAATTCGGGCGAATTTCCATGGAGGTGTAAACCTTCTGACCGGCACGCACCATGCTCACCAGCTCGTCGAGCGGGGCGATTTTGCCAAACAGCGCTTTCTTGCCGTTCAGTGCAGAGTCATCGCTAATGATTTCCGCTTTGACTTCCGTCACATCGCCATAGCGCTTAAACGGGCTGTCAGGCCAGAGACTTTTGATATGTTCCAGATTGATGCGACAGCCATACACACGCGGGTCAAAGGTGTCCGCCATGTCCTGAATGTCATCGCCGTTAATCACGCGGCCATCGCAGGTGTCACCCTCGACGCCGATGCGAAACCACTTAGAAACTTTCTTTGCCATTGTTCAGGTGTCCTGATGTTGGGTTTTCGGTTCGGGTGTAGTGTCCCGACTCCGCCCCGCATCAGCCACCGCTTGCAGAAGTGCAACCCCTGACACAACAGGGGGTTAGCGATAAAGACCCGTTATTTCCTTAGCCTTGCCCGTATTCACCGACACGAGGCAACCATGACCATTTCAACTGACCTCTCCCTTTTGCATGACCCGCGACGACAGGCGCGCCTGCTTTTCTGGCAGGGTTTTTCCGTGCCGCAAATCGCCGACACTCTGCAGATGAAGCGCCCGACGGTGCAGAGCTGGAAGCAGCGCGACGAATGGGAGGAAACCGCCCCGCTCAATCGCGTGGAAACGACGCTTGAGGCGCGGCTGATTCAGCTGTATGCCAAGCCTGACCTGACGGCGCATGACTTCAAGGTCGCTGATTTTCTGTCACGCCAGATGGAGCGACTCGCGCGCATCAATCGCTACGGCCAGACCGGTAATGAGGTGGATTTAAATCCCAACATTGCGAGCCGCAACAAAGGGGATCGCAAAAAGCCAAAACGTAATTATTTCAGCGAGGAGGCAATTGAGAAGCTGGAAGAGATTTTCCTCGACCAGTCGTTTGAGTATCAGCTCAACTGGCACAGGGCAGGCATCGCGCACCGTATTCGCCACATCCTCAAATCGCGCCAGATTGGCGCAACATTCTACTTTGCACGCGAGGCACTGCTGCGCGCGCTGAAAACCGGACAAAACCAGATATTTTTGTCAGCCAGTAAAACGCAGGCTTACGTGTTCCGAAAATACATCATCGCCTTTGCCCGTCTCGTCGACGTCGACCTGTCAGGCGACCCGATTGTCATCGGCAACAACGGCGCAGAGCTGATTTTCCTCGGGACTAACTCCAACACCGCGCAGAGCCATAACGGCGACCTGTACGTCGATGAAATTTTCTGGATACCCAACTTTCAGCGGCTGCGCAAAGTGGCGTCGGGCATGGCATCACAGTCGCACCTGCGCACCACGTATTTCTCGACCCCGTCCACGCTGGCGCACGGTGCTTATCCGTTCTGGTCAGGCGAGCTGTTTAACCGGGGGCGCAGCAACCGCGACGAACGGGTCGACATCGATATCAGCCATAAGGCGCTCGCCGGTGGCGTGCTCTGCCCGGATGGTCAGTGGCGGCAGATTGTCACTATCGAGGATGCGCTCGCCGGGGGCTGCACCCTGTTCAATCTGGATCAGCTCAAACAGGAAAACAGTGCCGACGATTTCCGCAATCTGTTTATGTGCGAATTTGTCGACGACAAGGCGTCGGTATTCCCGTTCGAGGAGCTGCAGCGCTGCATGGTCGATGCGATGGAAGAATGGGAGGACTTCGAACAATTTGCCGACCGTCCGTTTAACTGGCGTCCGGTCTGGATTGGCTACGACCCGTCACACACCGGCGACAGCGCAGGCTGTTCGGTACTGGCTCCGCCGCTGGTTGCCGGGGGCAAGTTCCGCATCCTTGAGCGTCACCAGTGGAAAGGAATGGATTTTGCGGCGCAGGCGGAGGCCATCAGGTCACTCACTGAAAAATACACCGTCGACTATATCGGCATCGATGCGACCGGCATCGGCCAGGGTGTTTACCAGCTCGTGCGCTCGTTCTTCCCGGCGGCGCGCGCCATCCGCTACACGCCTGAAATGAAAACCGCGATGGTGCTGAAAGCCAAAGACACCATTCGACGCGGGTGTCTGGAATATGACGCCGGTGCGACCGACATCACGCAGTCATTTATGGCCATTCGCAAAACCATGACCAGCAGCGGGCGCAGTTCGACCTATGAAGCGAGTCGCAGCGAAGAGGCCAGCCACGCGGATATCGCGTGGGCGACCATGCACGCCCTGTTAAACGAACCGCTTTCCGCCGGGAGCGGGATGCACTCAAACTCAATTCTGGAAATTTACTAAGATGGCAAAACCTAAATTTAAACCGAGCGTCACGACCGCCAGCGCACCGCAAAAAATGGAGGCGTTCACCTTTGGTGAGCCCTCCGCCGTGATGGACCGCCGCGATATTCTCGATTATGTCGAGTGTGTTCATAACGGGAAATGGTACGAGCCGCCGGTCAATTTCTCGGGGCTGGCGAAAAGCCTGCGCGCCGCCGTACACCACAGCTCACCGATTTACGTGAAACGTAACATTCTGGCGAGCACCTACATCCCGCACCCGTTGCTGTCGCGTCAGGATTTCAGCCGACTCGTGCTTGATTATCTGGTCTTTGCCAACGGCTATCTTGAGAAGCGCATGAGCGTCACCGGCCAGCTCATGAAGCTGGAAACGTCGCCTGCGAAATATACCCGCCGTGGCGTCGAGGATGATGTTTACTGGTACGTGTCGAGCTTTACGCACCCGCACGAATTTGCGCGCGGCTCGGTGTTTCACCTGCTTGAGCCCGATATTAATCAGGAGCTTTACGGAATGCCGGAATACCTGAGCGCACTGAATTCCGCCTGGCTGAATGAGTCCGCCACGCTGTTTCGTCGCAAGTATTACCAGAACGGCGCGCACGCTGGTTACATCATGTATGTCACCGACGCGGCGCAAAGCAGCACCGACGTCGAATCCCTGCGTGATGCGATGCGTAATTCAAAGGGACTCGGGAATTTTAAAAATCTGTTTTTCTATGCGCCCAACGGAAAACCGGACGGGATTAAGATCGTGCCACTGAGTGAAGTCGCCACCAAAGATGATTTTTTCAATATCAAAAAGGTGAGCGCCGCTGACCTGCTTGATGCGCACCGCGTGCCGTTCCAGCTGATGGGCGGCAAGCCCGAGAATATCGGCTCAATGGGTGATGTCGAGAAGGTGGCAAAGGTGTTTGTGCGTAACGAGCTGTCACCACTGCAGGAGCGTTTCAAAGAGGTTAACGACTGGCTCGGGATGGAGGTGATCCGCTTTAAAGATTACAGCCTTGAATCAGAATAAAACCCGCCCAAAATGCCGCCTCCGGGCGGCATCATCACAGACTGCCTCAGACGCGCCACACGCAACGCATTTATCAGACAACCCCGTCACGAGCCAGCGAAGCGGCAGCGCCGTCAGGATGCTCGCAGGCGGACACAATTAAATGCTGTCACCACCTCTGGCGCGCAATGCTTTCCCCGCCACGCCTGCCCGCTTAATGGGTCGGTTTTAATGCAGGTGCATCATATCAGGCGAGTCGCGTCATCATTGGCGCTCACAGGCTAAAATCAATCCCCATGACTAATGCATATAAATGCACATAAACACTCCCATTTCAATCCTTATTAACAGCAGAACCTACCTTGATGTCCAAAATGGTTTTATATGACATAAGTCTCAGTTTTGTCCCATCTACAAAGGCTGTCGTATCTTTAGATTGACCCTCTAAAAAACGAATATGATAATCGCAGCTTAATTTTCACATGTAATTGATAGGAGATATATTCATGATTGAGAACGAAGTGGCAAACGATAAGCTTTTAATTAAAAAGAGAAGTGTAAAAGATTTAGCTGATTATATTCGAATTCGCTCGGGGACAACACCGAACTACGCATTATTTTTAGGCGCTGGAGCCTCAGTTACATCAGGGATTAGGACTGGATTTGACTTAGTTCAAGAGTGGCGAAGAGAGATTTATCAAAGGCTTTCGCCTGAACCATATTCATCGCCAAAAGAATCAACTAACTGGCTTTCCAAAAACCACCCGGACTGGTATGAACAAAGTAATGAATACTCTTCATTATTTGAGAAGAAATTTGACTTACCATCTCAGCGCCGACGATTTGTTGAACTTCAGGTCGACAAAAAACTCCCATCTATTGGTTATGCCTATTTAGTTGAATTATTTGAATCAAACTATTTCGACACAGTATTCACCACTAATTTTGACGATCTAATTAATGAGGCATTTTACCAATTTTCCTCTGACAGACCATTACTGTGCGCGCATGACTCTTCAATTAAAGGTATATCCGTAACATCATCTCGTCCCAAAATAATAAAGCTTCACGGCGATTACTTATTCGACAGCATTAAAAGCTCTCTTAAAGAGACTGAGTCTCTAGAAAATAACACCAGAGAAAAACTTGATGAGTTCGCAAAAGAATATGGTCTTATTTTTGTGGGTTACGCTGGGAACGACAACTCAATTATGGATGTACTTAAACATCTCCTTAAACAGGATGATTATTTGCGAAATGGTATATACTGGTGCAAAAGAAAAAACGATCAAATATCACCTGAGTTATTTAAACTACTTAATCAAGAAAAAGTGTACTGGGTTGAGATCGAAGGCTTTGATGAATTAATGGCCGAATTAACTCATGAGCTTGGAAGCGAACTTTCTTTGAGTGGCGCACAAAAATCAACAAAGAGAGAGAGGATGATTCAAAACTTTATAACCGATGAATACCTATTAAACAAGAACCACTTCATTAATAATGATTTAATAAAACTGAAAAAACACTCTCTAACCCAAGATATTTCAGCCCTTATAAACGAGCTATCCGAGAGCGATAATGACAGTCAAAAAATACCAGAAGAAGATTTCAAAAACTTACTCTACATTGACAACTTAACAAAAGAGAGAAAATATACTCTAGCGGAAGATAAACTAGTTAAATTCATAAAAAACGACATCAATGACAACATGAAATCCAAATACCTTAGAAGGTTAATAGATATTAAGGAGGACCAAGGCGACACAAAAATCGCTTTGGAGTACAGTGACCAATTAATTGACCTGGATGAATACAACATTTCGTATGCTTTATCAAAAACAAATATATTTCCAGAAATAAACGATAAAATTCACTATTTAAAAAGCTTACTCCCAAAATTCCCTTACAGCATTGATTTGAAAAATCATTTATGCAGAATTTCCCTCGCTTATCTTGAAGAGGAAAATGAGGATAATGATATTATTACATTCGATGAAATCACTAAACTCCTTTCCTCAAGCCTGGCGCAAGACAACAGCTTAGACAACAGAGCCTGGCGTTTAAAATACAGCCTCTATAAATGCCAACACATATCCAATCATAATAAAAAAGAAAGAGATGAATTAATAGATGGCCTATTATCTGAAATTAAAAATATAAACCCACTTCATGACACTTATTTCTTCATTTACTCATCACATGTTGGAGAAGGAAAGAAAAAGGATGAAATCCTCGCATGCATTGAAACGCTTTCTAACGCTTACAACATATCGTCAAAAAACAAAAAGAAGAATATATTAAAGCACCTTTCATCAATTCATCTACATCTTTTTGAGACTGAAAATGCAATAGAAACACATGAAATAATGAACAAATTCATTATTAAATATGATGACGATAAAGAGATATCCAATATTGCACCATTTATAATCTTCAAGGCTCGATATGAAATAGGGTGTAATAAAGACATCTTTAAAGGCATTGAATTAGCAAAAGAAGCCATTGACAGCCCTTGGCGCAACAATCATATTGAAAGTATTTTTGACATATTAATCATTGATAATGAAAACATCCCCATGTTGGAAGCATTCCTGTCAAACCTACCAAGGGACACATCAGAAATATTACTGTTGAGGTTGAGATCAGAGATACTTACGCGGCAAAAAGATTACTCCGGCGCTATTAAAATGCTTGATGAAGCTCTCAATAAAAAATGGGACATAGGAAGTTACTCCTTAGCAAAAATATATATAAACCTTTTAGCCGAAGACTATCACCAAGCTGTAAAAACCGCTGATGATAACCTCGGAAAAATTAAAGATTATCGAGAAAAAGATGCACTTATAATCAATCGTGAGATTGCTCAAAAAAAATTGGGGAATGTAATTAAGAAACATGAAGTACTTTCCATAATTGGACACCAGCAATCCAAAGGTGAAGTAGCCATGTGTGCTTTCTTCCTTGTTGGTGATGAACTTAATGCTAACAGACAGCTTCAGACTTGCATTGAGAATGATTACATGTGTTACTTCAGATTCAAAGAATGGCCTGCACTCCCTGAAAATATCCTATCTCGCTTCCAACTAACCAAATCCAAAGTAGCGTAAAAATTATGGCAGGTGGTAATTCACCTGCCATAAACACATTCATGTTATTAAAAATAAGATTTTATATTGCATCACATCGTCATTATGACTATTAAATCTATCACTCCCCATAACCATAGATTTAATTTGTTGATGTTCTTTTACTAAAATCACAGAATCATTGAATAGTTTCTTTCCACAGTTATTGACAGGACTCCGAGGCGCGGCAATGCCGCTTTTCAAATTCAAAGGCTCAACGGCCAAAAGCTTTGGAACGATGCGCCATTCGGCTGTCCGGGTAACACGTACCAGCTCAGAGCCCAAGTGCGGGGCGTAGATGCCCACAACTCTCTCTATATCCTCTTCGTAGGCGTTGACCTCGTCAGTCACGTTACGGGCCACACGGACGGTCTGGCTATCACGTGGAACATTCGCCCCACCCTGCGCAGCGATATACAGGTCAAATTCACCCTCATCAGCTGCAGCTCTTGTCGCCTCGACACGCTCATCGAATTCATCAGCAATGCTCACCCCACGAGGCAGTTTGCGCAGCTCGCGATATGCACCCATCGTCGGCAGGCCAATAGATTTGAATTGCGGGATGCGCCACGTTGACGCCCATGCGGTTACAGCAGCGGCAGTATCAGTGAGAGGCTTGCCTGTATCGTGATCGACCTGACCATCGAGCGCGTAACCATCGATATTCTTCGCAATGTATTTTGCTATGTAACCGGCTGCGCCACCTTGATTGAGGTGTTTCGCCTCAAAGCGCTGTGCGGCAGCGCCCTTTTCATCGCCATCCTCTTTTAAGGCATAACGGCGCATGATTTCAGTGATGTGTTTGCGTTGCTCAGGTTTGCAAAAAAGCATCATGTGCCAGTGCGGCGTTCCGTCATGATGCGGCTCGACAACGCGCATCCCGTAGACCTGCAAATCATTATCTTTAAAAGCTGTACGCATCAGACTCCAGATACGGCACAAATACCGCTGTCCATCCTTCGGCGTAAAGGCGGTTTCATTCCAGCTGTGATTAAGTTGCACCGTCTTTTTATCCCCCTTTCCAACCTGACGTGTCGGGTGATACTTCGATGGCGTGGTGATAGTGATGAACATCCCGACGTCACCCTGCCCGGCCGCATAGCGTTCAATGCCTGCGATAGTGTTCATCAGTTCCATACGACGGATTTCAGGGTTTGAAATACTTCCCATGACTTTGCTGATGAGATCGATGCGCTCACCGGTCACTTTGTTTTCCAGTTCGCACGATCTGAGGTATTCGAGGTTAGCCAGGCGGCGAGAATGCACGTCGCGGATCGCCGTTCTGCTGGCGTATGGAGAACGGTCTTTATTCACCTCACCGGCTGCAATCAGCAATGCCTCGTGCCAGCGCATACGCTGCGCCTTAAACTGGTTAATCCACCATTCATCGTTAATCAGACGAGCAACAGCGGAAAATGCCTGGCGAATTGTGATCTGCCCTTTGCGGTATTTTTTCCAGAACATCGGGGTGATATTGAATGCACGCGCTGCACCGGCAACATGACCATATAAATGCGCCTGCGCCTCATCGGTGAAAAGAGTCTCTTTACCGCCGTGAGCATCTGCCCAAGCGTCGCTTAATTCTTCATAAGCAACATAGAGCTGCGAAGCGATACGAGCTGCAAACTTTTTGAGCGCCTTGTCACTCATACCAGGTAAACGCGAATAGCTTTCGCGCTCGCTCATGAAGAGTAGCGAGGCGGTCTCGTTCATTCCGTTAAGCTGATTGACCCGCTCAAGACGCGGCCCCACCCTTTGCTCAACGGTGTTCTTAAGGAAATAGAAACCATGAAGTGGGCTTTTAGTACGACGGATAAAGTCATACCGAGAGTTGAACAACGTTTTTAAGACGTATGGCAGGCGATTAACTTTACCTAAAACACCTTGCACCTGACGGAATTCGCCACATGTAAGGGGTCTGTCACGGCCAATTGCAGAGCGTGGAGCATTCCAGGGATATGCACCGACGAATGTATCATCGGTGTGCTTCGAGAAAGGAGGCGGTGGCGAGGGGGCAATACGCCCCCGAGGTTCAGCGGCCATTTGAAGTGAAGGCGTCCAGACATTGCTTCGCTACGCGCTCAATCTGAGTTTCAAGCGCCGAGAAACGAGTGGCGTCTCCCGTTAAAAGGTCATGTAAAACAAGACCGGAAACGAGCTTAGAAATTGTCGGGTAGTAACCCACTACATCCAGCCATTCCTTACCTTCATTCTTGCCGGATGTAGCGGTTTTCTTTTCCTGCAAAATAAATTGATAGCGGTCGCTAGTAATGACGTACTGGTTATTTATCTCGATGCGTATGCTCATTTTTACTTCCTGTTAAAAGTTGTTAATCCGCTCTTCCGAAAATCGAGTTGTGTAACTTTTCCGACTCCTGACCTAATAACTCGATAATCTCGGTGCGGTTTAGTTCTGACTTACTGATGTGCGCGATAAGACCGTCGAACTGAGAAGAGAAACGGGTCGCTGTGTCGCGTTGTGCTTCGCTTACTGCCTGCGCCAGAAGTACCGAATACATGCCCCGCTGCGCTGTATTTTGTTTTTGCATTTGCCTATCTCCAGACAAAAGGAGTCCCCACGCTGTAAGGCGCGTAATAAAACGAATCCAGATTAATTAATGTAAATACTGCTCAGGTTTTACCGCGGTTAAAATGGTTGGCGCGTACTCGAAAAGGCTAAACAGCTCTCGCAAAGCGCGGAATAGTTTGTCACGCCAATAGCATTCCTCTTCGTTCAATCGCCAGTGCGGCATACTGAACTCCTGATCCGTAAGACCTGCATGGCGGAAAAGAGAACGTCTTTGACTAACCGTAAGACGGCTAATGAAGGTTGCCTTAGTCGAGCCATGCTGGCGAAACCGACTGAATGCGAATCTCAGTTCATCCAGAGCACAGACAAGACGCTCGCGATCTGCTTCGTCCATTTCCTCTAAGCGCATAACTGAGTGACGCTGTTTTAACTGAGCGTGAAAACAAACGGTTAGTCGTTCGCGCTCCATCATTTGATTGTAAAAATCACAGGTGTCCTGCCAGCGTGGTTGTGCCAGATACTTACCGACCAGACCCCGAAGCGCAGCCGGTTGTTTCTGGATCACATCAAGAGTCATGACAGTCATAACCACAGCCCTCTTTTTTTGACCAGGCGGCGAAGCGTCTCAATAACGCCAGGCTTACGAGTGCGGATGATGATGCCCTTACGGCCGCGCCCGTGAGTGATAGTGAAGTTCATCGGGCTAGGGCTTTCATTACGGAGAAACTGAGCAATACAACGAGGCTCCTTTGTACGTTCGATATTCATTAACGTGGATCTCCTAAACCAAGCCACATTAGCCACCCTTCTCGAATCGCTTTCGGGCGGCTCTCATAAGCCATTTTCATGCCGTTGTTCCACGCAGGAAGGTAAACCCAGTATTCCCCAGCTCTTCCACTTGTTGACTGCGGATCGGTCATCTCAACTATGGGTAATTTGCCCTTCTCAATCATCCCTTTGACAGCTGCGGGAGTTTTACCAATAAGACGCGCGAATTCCTGGTATGGAACGGCGTCGCTCGCACTATCAATGAACCTATTCATTTGTGAGTATTCCTCGTTAGTGTTTTAATTGCTCCCAATGGCTTTTAATTGCCATATTGGAGCCATTAACTTGCGATAACGAACTGAAGATTACTCTGTTATCGTTTTTCTATCAATAGTGGAGTGTTAATTACGATGATACCCGTCAATGAGAAGCTAGCCATCATGCGTGAGTCAGAACGTATGAATAGAAAAGAATTCAGTGACTTAACTGGCGTTCCATACAGCTCTCTTTCGAGTTACGAGAAGGGTGTAAAAGATATGGGCATACAGGCAGTGATGAAGATTTTGAACCATCCACAGTTCAAAAAATACACTATGTGGTTTATGACAGAGTCGATATCACCTGAAGCTGGGCAAATTGCACCGGCTCTCGCGCACTTTGGGCAGCAGACAACAACGTCACCCCACTCAGACCAGAAAACTGGCTAACAATTTACGGCGCTTATTTGTGCAGTAAATGCACGGTGAGCTTTTGTTATGTAAATCAGGAAATTGCAGTACGCAGTAACATCATCGGGAGGCTTTATGTCTGTTAAAAAGCTCGATGATGGTCGATATGAAGTGGACATTAGACCTGCAGGGCGCAACGGAAAGCGCATCCGCAGAAAGTTCGATAAGAAAAGCGAAGCTATCGCTTTCGAAAAGCATACTCAGTACAACCATCACAACAAAGAATGGTTGGCAAAACCGACAGATAAGCGGCATCTGTCAGAACTGACAAAAATCTGGTGGGAGTTGAAAGGTAAGCATGAGACTCACGGTCGAGATTACTTGGGCAAGATTGAGTTGTTCACCAAGATAACCAATGACCCATGTGCCTTTCAGATTACAAAATCATTGATAAGCCAGTACAGCTCGGTACGACGTTCTCAAGGTATTAAACCATCGAGTATAAATCGCGATTTAACCTGTCTTAGCGGGATGTTTACCGCATTGATAGATGCAGAGCTATTTTTCGGGGAGCATCCTTTCCGAGGCCTGAAAAGGTTGAAGGAAGATAAACCGGAAACTGGATATCTCACACAAGAAGAGATCGCCGAGCTCCTTTCTAAAGTAGACGGGGATAATAAAAAAATCGCGATTCTTTGCCTAAGCACCGGCGCGAGGTGGAGCGAGGCAGCAAAACTGAAAGCGGAAAACATCATTCAAAATCGCGTAACGTTTGTTAAGACAAAGACCAACAAACCGCGAACTATTCCGATATCTGAGGAGCTGGCGACAGTGATCACTGCAGGTAAGCGTGGCTTTCTGTTCACTGACGCAAACTATCCAGCGTTCAGACGGCTGATGAAAGAGCTGAAACCCGACCTGCCACCGGGTCAGGCTACACACGCATTGCGTCACAGCTTTGCTACTCACTTTATGATTAACGGAGGCAGTATTATCACGCTTCAACGGATTCTCGGGCATTCACGGATTGAGCAGACAATGACCTATGCACACTTCGCCCCTGAATACCTGCAGGACGCGATAACGCTCAATCCTTTACGCGGTGGCACTGACGCTCAGAGTGTCCACACAGTGTCCACGCTTGAGTGATTTGTAGTGGTTTTCAGTGGTCTTGTGTGCCGCGCAAACCCGCATTGCACCGCTGAAAGCCCCTGTTATAAGGGCGTAAAAACGCCCTTACGCAGGCTTATTTTTTTGCCTTCAGCAAACTATTTCAAACAAAACACGCATTTCGAGAATGTAAGGTGACATTTAGCCGCCAGCCTTTTTCGCGAGCGCCCTACAGTCGAAAAGTTCGAATCAACAAATATTTAGACTCCAAGCGCATCACGGATTGCGGCTTCCATTTTCTCCGGGGCGGTGATCGGTGCAAAACGCTTGAGCGGTTTACCATCACGTCCAATCAGGAATTTCGTGAAGTTCCACTTGATCCGCCCACCCAGCACGCCGGGCAACTCGCTTTTGAGATAACGAAACACCGGATGCGCTGCGTTTCCGTTGACCTCGACTTTCTCAAACATCGGGAAACTCACCCCGTAGTTAATGTGACAGGTCTGCGCAATTTCGTCGGCACCGCCGGGTTCTTGTTTTCCGAACTGGTTGCAGGGGAAACCCAGCACCACTAAACCCTGGGCGGCGTATTTCTTGTAAAGGGCTTCAAGGCCGCCATATTGTGGCGTGAACCCACACTGGCTGGCGGTATTAACGACCAGAACCACCTTACCCGCATAGTCATTCATAGAGATAATCTTTCCGCCAAGGCTGGTGGCTGTAAGTTGATAAAAAGACATCAT